ACGACGACCCCACCCTTTTCGTGGACTTGCGCGATGACTGAGCACAGCGGATTTGTATTGAAATCGAGCGACCAGCTCAGCTCCGCATACGGATTGAATGGGTAATTCTTGACGGAGTGCACGCGGTCAAAGGGGTAATAGGCTCGGCCCACACCGAGCGTCTGAAATTTGGCCTCGAATTCTTGTAAGTACGTGCGCTCGTCCAGCTCCTGAGCAGCGCTTTCCAGCTCTTTCAGCGATACATTGCCTCCCTCGGCGGTGGTGAACTGGAACACTTCCCAATCAGGTTGTCCTTCGGCGCTTTCAACCAGTTGATGAAAGTGATTGAAACCTTGAGGTGTGCCAATAAACAGCGCCCCGCCCTCCCGGTCGGCGAGCGCCGGTCGCAGCACCTCCGTCCAGGCTTCGCGCGAAATAGAAGCATATTCGTCTAAAACCACGAAGTCGAGGCCCTCGCCCCGGAGCGAGTCGTAGTTGTCGGCGCCGCGTAAACAAATCGTGCCGCCGGAAACCAGTTCAATGCGAAGGTCCGTCTCATTCGGTTTTGAGGCCCAGTATTCCTTGGTCATCTTTTTTAGCGATTTCCAAAGGATCATTTTGGATTGCTTATTTGTCGGGCCCACATACCACACCAGGCGGCCTGGACCCCAAGCTGCCCGAATCAGCTCGACCATGGCCAGATAGGTCTTGCCGAATCTGCGGCCGGCAACCAGGACGCGAAAACGCTTGCCGCATTCAAAGACACTTACCTGCGGAGGTTTAAGACAGATCTTCATACAGCCCCCGTATCGGGTGGGACCATCAAAGTGGGAGCTGTGGGTTGCGGTGCGGCCGAAAACGCGCCGGGCCCGGAATCCCCTGGCAAAGGTCCTGTGTCGCCTGTGACCACAAAATTGGGAGCCGCCACCGGTGGCGTCACCGGCGTCGACCTCGCACGCCGGCTCGCTTGACGGTTGAGGTAGTAAATCGTTGCGGACGGACGCTTGCCGGAGGCCGCCATCCTAAAGAGGGTTTTGCCAACCTCTATGTCGGCCCCAATTCGGCCGCGATCGAGTTCTTCGCGGAAGTGTTTCCGCAGAGTCTTCGGCGAGCGAAGTCTCACTTCCGTTGCAATATCTTCTTGCCGGATGCCATAACAGGACATCACCTTCACCAGATGCTTCTGCGCCTTGGTGGGTTTAAAAGCTGTTCGCGCCATAGTTTTCCTTTCAAAAATCGAACCTGAGGACTCCCGGTTGCTGCTGATCGCCTGCTTGGGCTTTTGGGATGCTTCCAGCGGTTCTCTAAAGATCAATCGATACCCCGATCCCAGATACAAGGTCCTGGTGGGCGGCACCAAGCGCTTCCGTCGATTTATCCCGAAAGCGCTTGCACCGCAACCCTCGATGTGGAACCGCCTGATGTTCAGGCGGCCTTTTTCTCCAGGGTCACCACGAAATCAGGGATGACCGCCGGCTGGGGCTTAACCGCATCCTGGTGTTCGCGAAAGCTGCCCCGAGTTTTCGACCAGAAAATAGTAGCGGCCGGCCATCCGCCGAAAGTGGCCATCTCAAACAGTGTCTTGCCGACCTTAGCGTTTGCTTCCACCCTCGCCCGGAAGATGTCCTTTCCGTAGTATTTCTCAAGAGTCTTTGCAGAGATATCGAGGTACTTGGCGATATCGTCGGGTTCAGTGCCGCAAGCGGATAGGGTCCTGACTTTGCGACGGTCCTCCTCGATAGGCTTTAGTTTTGCGCGGGGCATGGCGCGACCTCCTCGATTTGCGTGCGCTCTTCCGCGACCTGTTCGAACGTGCGGCCGTCGGCTTCGAGTACCGCTTTCTTGCCCGTTAGCTCCTGCCAGCGGGTGATGACCACGTCCACGTAGTGAGGATCGATCTCAAGGCCGTAGCAGATGCGATCGGTCATTTCCGCCGCGATGAGCGTACTGCCGGAACCCTGAAACGGATCGTAGACGATTTCCTTCTTGCGGGTGTTATTGAGGATGGCACGGCGCATCAGCGCGACCGGCTTCTGCGTGCCGTGTCCCGTCTTATGTTCCTCCTGCCCGCCACCGAACGGATTCAGATTGGCGACCTCCCAAACGGTAGACTGCTTGCGATCGCCGCACCAGCTCGAGGATTTCCCCTCGCGCACTGCATACCAGCAAGGTTCATGCTGCCAGTGATAATCTCCGCGGCTGAGCGCGAAATGCTGCTTCACTCAAATGATTTGGGCGCGGATGCGGAAGCCCACGGCTTCCAGGCCGGCGGCGACTTCTGCGGCATGTACACCCGCGTGGAAAACGTAGGCGACATCGCCAGGAAACAGACGGTAGGCGGTCCGTCCAGTCGACGCGGTCATCATTCTGAACGAGGCCGGTTTGCTGCGCGCGCCCTAATCCGGCGCGCTCGCGCCAGGTCGGGTCATAATTTACGGAATACGGAGGATCCGTCAGAAGCAGCTTGGGAATCTGCGCTCCGTGGACCGAGGCGACCGCCTCCGGCGAAGTGGCGTCGCCTGCCAAGATCCGGTGTAAGCCACAGAGCCACAAGTCGCCCAGCCGGGTGACGGCGCTCTTGGGTTCCGGCACCGTTTCTGCTGAAGACTCGACGGCATCCGGGAAAAGGAATTCATTGATCTCGAACGGATCGAAACCCGTCAAGCTCAGATCGAAATCTAAAGCGTCCAAGTCCGCGAGTTCCAGGACAACCAGTTCTTCATCCCAGGTCGCCCAGGTGGCGGAGCGGTTCACGAGAATGCGGAAGGCCTTCACTTGCGCCTCCGACCAGTCGTCGCAGAAGACGACGGGAATGGAGAGCAGGCCCATCTTGCGCGAAGCCTTCACGCGCAGATGGCCGTCCACGATCTCGATTTTTTCTCCGCGATGACGCCCCAGAATAGGAATCGGGATCCCATATTCCTTGATTGCGGCCACCATCCGGGTGACCGCGCCGTCGTTCTTACGCAGTATCCGTTGGGACGGAACCAGTTGATCGATTCCAATTTCAAAAACTTCCATGGTGCAAATCCTTTTCAGAAATAGTCCCGATTCTCGTCAACAGCCTCAGAGCCCCATTGCTGGTGTCCTCAAAGCGCTTCGAAATTTCGAGCCATTTACTAGTCGAAGGAGGCCCGGGAATTAACAAGGTCGTCTGATTCGGTCGGACCGGTGGCGGGAAGAACTCAAGTTCCGCAACGCGAGTGAGACGATTCTTAGCCCAGCCCGCATGGCGCAGACGCGCCCTAATGCGAATCGCGATCCCATACTCCTTGATCGCGGCCATCATTCGGTTGACCGCACTGTTGTTCTTGCGCGGAATCCGAGGAGCGGGAATCAGTTGATCGATTCCAATTTCAAAAACATCCATGTTGCAAATCCTTTTGACAAATAGTCCCGATTCTCCTCAACCACCCTCAGAACCCCATTTCTGGTGTCCTCAGAGCGCTTCGAAATTTCGAGCTATTTACTAGTCGAAGGAGCCTCGGGAACTAACAAGGGGTCTGATCGGCTCGGTGGCGGGGAACAACTCAAGTTCGGCAGCTCGAATGAGGCGACAGGGAGCCCCGCCCCAATGGCTCAGACGAACGCGACGCGCAATCGGAGACGACGCGAGCTGGCCTACGGGGTTGGAGTCGACTCGCGCGGAGGCGATCGGCGAAGGCAGGAAGCGAGTGGACGATCACGCGATTCGTGAAGTTCGCGAAAGCGACCCCTTTGCGTTCCTCGCTGTACCTTTGCCGCCCTTTTGCTGCCCCTTGCTGTACCTTCCCGGTACTTGGACGGCCCCTTTTGTCATCTTGGAAACGCCCGAATCCGCGAGGAGTTCACCGCACGCGCGAGCGCCCACAAATGTGGTTTCCCTAGGAAGGACAGCGAGTTACTGGGTTTGCACATTGAGCCAACGGCTCGCCAGGGTGGATCGCCCTTGCCGGAATTCGTACCGTCCGCCGTCCTTTATATATAGGGCGGTATTAATTCTCCGGAGAACGAGGTTCGTCTGGTCCCACTGGGGAGCCAGTTGTTCTGGTTCGAACTCTCTCGGCCCGTTGTTTCATAGCAATTTCAGCCTTCGACAGCCATTCTTGCCGCAAGTGGCCGGTTCCGGCGCAGTTTAGGCGTCTCCGCTGCAGATTCGCCGGGCCATAGAAGGTGCCAACGTCGGCGCGGGCAGGTCGAATTGGCCGAGTGTCTCCGTTGCCGCTTTCAGGCTCCCCGTTATTTAACAGGTCCCCCACCCCGGTTTCACAGGTCCGCGGCCAAAGTTGAGTGGCCCTCCGGCCCACCACACCGCCCGAGGCTCTTCGATTCTACCGGCGAAATGTCTTGCTAAATTCCACCTGGAAATCCGCTAAAGGAGGTGAGGTATAAAAAACGTACAATTCTGGGGTATAAAACATCGATTACCCCCACCTTCGTACATTTATCATCTTGGAGGCGAGTGGGCTGGTCCACTCGCTACGGGTGCTTTGTACACGTAGATCGGCAAAACATCTAAAACCAAGTACGGGCATTCACGAAGTGATCAGATACTCGGAATAGGGAGGACTAAAAATATGAAAACCAAAATCGGACTGCTCATCGGAGGACTGAGTTTACTCTTGGGCTCTGCGGCAGGCGCCTCGACACTACCATCGCCGCAAGATGTTTGCGGGGGAGTTGGCAGCGCCTCGGGCGCGGTGAATTTCTCCCAGGCCACCAATGGTGCTCAACGCTGGCACGTGCGCCACGAAATCCTCCGAGTGGACTACCCTAAACTTCCGCTAGCGGAGGCTGACTGCGCGATGGAATCGACGCGGCAGATCTGGTATAAAATTGCATTCTGTATCACTTTTTTCCTTGGAGAAAGAAATATGATTCGCAAAGTCCTGTTCGGTGTATTTGCTGCCGGATTGGTGTCGGCCGACACGATCAACTCTTACTGCGAAGGACCCGTAGCGTTTACCGCGTTGAACCAAGCATGTTAAATCTCCCCGATTGTGGGGGGACCCAAGAAACAGAGCCACCCGGTAGTCAACATGCCCCAGCGGCGCGCCGCTGGTCAGTGGGTGCACGGGACGTTTAATGTCATGCACGCGGCGCAAAAGCCAGACTCCAGATGGCGGGCTGT